TCACAATTCCGCCTTCTGCGAGCATCGGTATATTTGGGACATCGAAGCCTTTGCCACCTAGTCCCGGTACCCAGTCAGGAACGGAGAAGGATAGTTTGCCGATTGTGTTGTTCCAGAGTTTTGCGATTGCGTTAAACAGTGTCTTAAAAATTGCGAAGACGCCGTCGAAGTATGTTGTGAGTCCGTCAAAGACTGCTTTGCCGCCTGCGAGCATTGCCTTAAACACTGTGTCCACTATTTTTCGTACCGTGTCAAACTTGAAATAAAGCGCTGTCAAAATTGCAATAAAAGCGACGATCGCTAAGACAATGAGTGTCACAGGGTTAGCCAGTAGCAGAGCGTTAAACACTGCGACAACGCCGTTCACGATCATCTGTGCGGCTGCATAAACTTTCATAGCGGCATTAAGAGCCAAAATAGTTAGTGCGATCCCACCGATTGCGCCTGCGACAATGAGGAAGACTTGTGTGTTTTCTTGTGCCCATGCGCCAAAGGCGAGCAGTGGCGGAAGCAGCGCTTCGACTACTGGAATCAGTGCAGCACCAATTGATTCTTTGGTCTCTGCCAATGCAATTCCTAGACGCTTCATTCCGCCTTCGGCAGTTTCGGCAGCTGCGGCGGATGCTCCACCGAAAGTACCGCCAAGGACATTCATTACTTCTTCCAAAGATGCACCGTCTTTAATCATCATCTTGATCTCTGGACTAAGTGCAGCAAGTCCTTTCATGTTTCCGCCATACGCCTTAGCAAGAGCATCAGAGACGGTCGCTAGGTCTTTGCCCGATCCTGCAGAAATGTCTTGAGCGAGTGCTAGCGCTTTGTTTGCTTCCTCGATGTCTTTAGTTCCTCGGACAAGTGACGCCAGTGCCGGGCGAAGTTCAGAGTCCGCTACGCCTGACGCGAGACTCATCTTTGAGATCATGTCTTCGGTTGCTTTGATCTGATCGTCAGTTGCCCCAGTGACATTCTCAAGAGTGAGGGCAAGCTGTACTTGTTCGGCTTGGTCTTCCATTGCGGCCTTGGTAGCGCCTACAAGAGCAAAGCCCAATCCTGCGATTGCAGCTGCGGCAGGGACAGCCGCTTTCTTAATAGCAAATTGTGCCTTCTTGGACGCGCCTTCAAGGGATTGAAATTCCTTAATTGCGCGCTGGGTTCCCTTCGCGTCAAATTCTGAAATTATTGGGATGTTTACTGATGCCATTACTCGACTACATTCCGATCAACTTTGTCCATGACAGTCTCAACTATTCGCCGCATCTCTGACTCAACGGTGCCTTGATTCTTCTCCATTGCTTTCCACATTACTCTTGATCGCATGCCGTAGCGCGCCGAGAGTGCGCTGCCGAGTCTGCCGTTGGCGGCCATGTCAAAGAGTGTTCCAGTAGAGCCCGAATAGATGATGTTGAAGACGCCGACATTGCGGATCTGTCCACGAAACTCCGAGACCTTTTTAGTGTTGATTTTGGCGGAGATCTTTTGCTTGCGTCCAGCGTCCCAAGGAAGCATCTTGAAGCCTGACGGCGTAGTCCATTTGCGACCCATGCCAGACAGTGGCACCGTGTTAGGGATTAGGGCAAGCGCGTCATTTATGACAGGTTTTGCGACATTGCGGAAGTCTTTTGCAATTTGGTTACGAAGCCCGGGTTCTACAGAGTTGAGCTTCTTGATTGCGTCTTTAAGACCGTAGACCTCGATCTTGGTGTTCAGTCCGTCAGCCATGTCACCTCTTTTTGTTTTGTTTTTCTAGCACTGCGACAATGGTACTTAGGTCTCGCGTGTCGAAGGTGTCAGCGTAGAAAGTGGGAGCCCACCCTGTCGCGACTACAAGTTCGGCGAGTTGTCGCCTGTAGCCGCGTCCGTAGGGTTTGTATCTGTTGAGTCCTCTACGCCGATCTCGACATCTGGATTCGCTTTAAGCCATTCGCGCCAAGTAGCAGGAAGTGTTTCGCCTTTAATGCCGAGCATGATATATGCCCAACAAGCCATATCTGATGCGCCGATACCGCGACCGTCAGAGACTCGACGATTTTCTAGGCGTTCCCATTCGGCGATCGCAAAGAGGTTTGTGACGAGTGTTTCTTTTTTGTCTCCGCGTGTAAGCGTGAGTTTGATCTTCATTGTGTTCCTTTCGTCGGGCCAAGGAAGGCCGAAGATTATGGGTTGGTAGTGTCAGCGGAGAAGACGCCACCCATGAGAGTAATGTCAATCGATTGCAGCTCACCGAGCGAAGCCGAAATTACTGGAAGCGTCTCGAGATAGCAGTTGGTGAGTGTAAAGCCCGGGTTAGTTGCCGAGTCCACTGCCGAAGTTGGTTTGACAATGACAGTTGTCTTGGTGCCGACGAGTGGAGCAAGAGTTGCATAAGTGGCGCTTGCTTCGTAGCTCAAAAACAGGGTCAGGGTACATTCATTATCCTCGAGGCCAGCCGTAAAAGTGTTTGAAGTATTTCCGAAGACCGTGTCATTCAGGGCCGTGACAGTGCGATTTAAAGTGGCGCTTGTGCACCAGCCCGTCAGCGCGGTGCCGCCAAGTGTGACTGTCGGATTTGAGAGGATTGTGGAAGTGGCCATGATGAGTTACTCCTTGGAAGTGTTGGATTTAGTTTGACACATAATAAGACCGAGAGTGTGGATTAGGCAGTCTGCACGACAGTTGATACCGACAGCTCATAAGCAGGAAGCACCGAGCCACCAATGTCTAGGTTGGTTGGGCGTCCAGATACGACCCCAATGTCTAGCGCGTAGATTTGGGCAAGGATATTGAGCAGGCTTTTTTGGGCGTCAAGGTTGCCCGGGCCAAGCGTGATGATCTGCAAAGTGAAGTTCAATTTGGCGACATTGTAGTTGTAGCCATCAATGGAATCGATGTTTACAAAGACGCTCGGCGGCGTGATATTGCGCGGATCGTTGTTGACCTGTAGACCGCTCACCGTTGAGAGCTTTGCGACTAGATCGTCGTAGCCTTCGTTAAAAAGATCTGTGTAATTAGGTACAGCCATTAGGCAACCTGCGGACGATCAATCCCCAAGAGCTGGCGGATCATTCCGTTTAGACCCATCACAGGAGTTACGCCCATTGATTGAAACGAACTGAACTGATCTACCGATCCGCGTTGGCGGTACAGCGCGCCACCGTACATCTGGGTTCCCAGCAAGACATCTTGTGAAGGAACAGTCGTCAGCGAGTCAATGTAGCCTGCTTCCATTCTGCGACGCCACGCGAACTGCGAGCATGCTGAAGCGCAGATCGTTAGGAACGCGGCATCAGCTGCGGTCGCTGTACCGATACCGAGCCAGTCCTCGAGCATTGCGGCAGTGACCCAAGTGCAAGTCTGGGTAATTGTCAGCGTGCCAGAAGCGGCAGTGCGAGCGACATCAGCTGCGGTCTTCGCGTAAAGCACCTGATTCGGAATGGTGACCAAAGGATCAAAGAGAAGATCACCTTCATCGTCCACGCCCGTAAACGCATATTGCGGTAAAGCGTAGACAATGTAAGTTCCGTTAAAGGTTGCATCAACATTTGTGATGACAACACTGGCGCCAACTTCAATCTCGGCTTCAGTAAGAAGCTGTAAGACTGCGTAGTTGTCGGTGAGTTGTTTGTGTGTGACCGTGTAGGCAGCCATAATTTTGGCTTACCTTTCAGATCAGACGAAAGCGGCTTTGACGAACTTGGTTTCGTCCATCATCAGGGTTGCAAAGTACCCTCTGAATGCCAGAGTCCTGGACATCGTTGACGGTATGTCGATACTGAGGGCGCCCTTGGCTTGCTCGAACAGTTCATAACCTGATGCATCGCCGATAATGACGGTGTCGGCAGCAAAGTTGCGGTCTGGAACTACGCGAAGTCCAAAAGCCATTCCTTCGTATTGCGTTGGGCCAAGATCGCCAAATGCGTTCATTGGGCCTACCTGTGGGAACAACGGACGATCCGCTGTGTCGCTGAGCGACATAAGCGTTCCCCACCAGTCGGGGCTTACGAAGAGATGTGTTGGTAGGTTGCCGTTGCTTGACGACAGAATCGTCTGAGCAGCAGTGGAAATCCACGATGTCCAGTAAGAAGGATCCGCTGCGGAAGCAGCTGCGAAGTTTTGTGTAACTGTTGCACCTGTCTTCAAGTCGTCTGCTGCGACATTGTCGGTGGCGTTTGCATAAATGCGAGCCATGTCATCGAGCACTAGCGAAATTACTTCGGGTGTACTCCAGTCAATTGATTGTTCGGAGAGGGTCACATATCCACCGTATGTACCTTTTGTGACCTGACGATCCGTAACGACGAACAGTCCAGCGGTGAGTGCGGTGTTTTCGTTTGCTTGATTACCGATTGAAGTGTGTGTTGTTACTTCTGGACGAATAAAAACTTTGCCGCCTTGTGGCATTGCTTTTGCGCCTACAGCATCGATGACAGGCCTACGACCAATAAAATTGTTGTAGGTCGGTTGAACAATCGGCAAAGGCAGGATGCCGGGAATATCAGAGTTGTCCACAAATGGCGCGGCAGCTTCAATGCCTGCGCGCATCTCTGCAAACTTGTCAGGGTTCGTTACAAAAGCCGAGATGTATTCGGCTGGTGTTGGCATCTTGAACTCGCGCTTTGCGGTTGCAAAGATTGTTTGAGTTGCCTTTGATGCTTCAATTACGGCTGGGGCTTCGACTGTTTCGTTCATGGTTTCTGTCTCCTGTTGAGGTGCTTCTTGAATAGTAGTAACTTCTTCTTCTTCGGGTGTGGATGCTGCGACTTGCTGGATCGGTGCGTCAAAAGCTCCTCGAGCGACAAGGGATAATTCGCTCCAAGATGCCGAGGTGACGATCATCGTTCCTTCTTTGTCGTACTTGAACTTGATTGGCTCTACGCCGACCGATACTTCTGGAAGGGCTCCGTCAGCTGCAAGCACAAGCGCTTCGTCTCCGTCGCGCGTGTTAGATACTTTTGCCACGAAAAGCATGCCTTCTGGAGTTTCTAGACGCTCGGTAACTGTGCCGATGACCTTGCTTGAATCGTGGTACATCTGAAGAGTCGGTGCGCGTCCGTCCACTGGCAAAGACCCCGGGGCAAAGGCCACCATAGTTCCGTCGCTGACTTTTGCTGGAGTGTTGTAGCGGACTGCAATTCCCGAGATCGTGCGTCGTGGTGCTTCGCCTTCGGCAGCGTCAATGGTAAAAGATTCTGTAGTAAGTCTGATCATGGTTGGATCCTAGTTTTCTATAAGTGCGTCTTGGGGGATATCGGTTTCGTTCATTCGGTCTTCTGGCATGTCGCCGCCCATGTATGCCTCTGCTAAGAAGTCATCGGTGTCAAAGCAAACATAGGTTCCGCGAGGAAGCACATTGTCGGATGAGAGTGTTTCGGTGATGCAGTCGGCGAGAGCTTTGCAAGCGTATGTCCAAAGATCTATGCGCGACTGCTGTGATGACTGGTATGAGT